CCTTATATCCTCCTGAAAAAATTTCTGATTTTCTATTTTCTGACAAACAAACTAAACTAGCTATCTTTCCATTGCCTTCTCGATCATCTCAGCTTTTTTGGTTTTTCCCATCAACCGATAGTATTTACACCACAACAACGGTGATTGCAATGGAATAACTTCTGTTCCCAGCGGCATTTGCTCTACGATTTGTTCCTTGCGTAGCGCACAATCATAAAGCTTTCCATCCTTCACGATTGCAAAGCCAGCCATCACATCGACCTCGACAGAATCGATCCGAAACTCCATAAAGGTTTTTGTCCGGTACATGAGGTTCGGAATGAAATCAGATGAACAGCTTTCACCCATTTCCGATAAAATCGTGCGGACACATTCCGCATCGCGGTCAACGACCATTAAATCAATGTCGTGAAAGTCGGAGGTGATGTCCTTGAAATACAGCATCATAGATGCACCCAAGGCCCATTCGACACCAGCCTCGTTCAGTCGATGTGCAATCTTCAACAGCAACTGGATTTTTTCCTGTGTTCCTGCCATACTTTACCTCCATAAATTCCGATTTTCTCAACCGCGAACGTTTTCGGAAACAGGTCGATGTGCTTGTCCCTACATATATAATGGAACCGCACATATTATCCAATCGTCTCCACTCATTGTTCTGATGGAACTTGTCCGAAAATATGAGATTTGCCGTACTGTTTCTTCCGGTGTAATAAAGATCAGTTTCTGCCTGATAGGATCAAGATAGCAGTCCCGACCATCTCTTTTATATATCGGCGGCAACTGAGCCTTACTTAGATCATTTATCAATGTTTGCCACCTCCCGTTTCACATAGTGCAGTTCCACATCGTACCCAAGCGCCTCCATGATAGATACGAAGGTCTTGTTCACGACCTTATCACCGCCATTGATCACACGGCTGACATAGGATGCTGAGGTGCCGACTTCCTCGGCCACCTTTGCCTGTGTTGTATTACCCTCAATGCACTTCACCTTGACATCAAGTTCTATATTATTTTTCAACATGATACTCCTCCGAAGCACGGTTCATAAGTTTCACGAATCGTTAAATTTATTTTAACGCAAAATTGTGAACAATTCTACCTCGGCACGAAAAAAAGCACCCCGCCGTAACGAGGTGCCGCTAACTGCCTATTCTGTTATGCATCCACATCAATCTCCAGCCCCGATTTAAACTCGACCGTCATTTTCTCCTCATAGACCGTAATCCTGGCAATCAACCGTCTGACCATTGCCTCGGAGTATTCCGTAAGCGCCTCCGTCTGTTCATCAAGAAAGGTCGTGAGGTCTTCGAGTTTTTCTATCAGTTCCGTGTTCATAGCCGCCTCGGTAAGGATATCCTGCCGCTCTTCCCGGAGAGATATGATGGCATCACCGATCTCATCAATCCCTGACTGGTCTTTTCCGGCTTCGAGCAGTTCTGCCTGTTTTTCCGCAAGTGCCTTATCAACCGCTGCAAGTCTCTCATCCGTATCGCCATTCACCACTGCCTGGACATTTGCTTTCAAAGCAGGGAGGACGATGTCTTTTCTCGCCCACGCATCATTGACCGCTGTCACCACCGCCATCTGCAGATCTTCTTCTCGAATCGTCCTGGCCGGACAGTCTATCCCACTGCTTTTCTTAAGGACCCGGCTCACGCACCGCCAGACCGTTGATTTCTTTCCTCGGTTGTTCCATTTAATTCTGCGGTAGATATCTCCGCAATAACCGCAGATGACCAGGCTTGACAATGCGTATCTGGCACTGTAGACCCGCTTTTTACCATCGGTGAGGATGTTCGCCCTTCGTGCAATCTCAGCCTGCACCCGCAGGAAAACGTCCTTGTCGATGATTGGCTCGTGGCTGCCTTCCACATAGTACTTCGGTGCAAGGCCGTTATTGGCTACGCGCTTTTTCTCCAGTGTGTTGACCGTATAAGTCTTTTGCAGGAGCGCATCCCCTATGTACTTCTCATTGGTAAGGATCTGCTTGATATTGCTTTCATGCCACTTTTCATTATGCGCTCCGTTTAGGATACCGTCAGCCTCAAGCCCACGCTTTATCTGCAGGAAACTTGCTCCGTCCATGTACTCGGCATAGATGCGTCTGACGATATCCGCCTCCTCTGGGACAATGACCAACTTTCCATCATCGCCCTTGGTGTATCCGAGGAACCTGTTGTGGTTGACCTGGACTTTGCCCTGTTGATTTCGGAATTGGATGCCGAGGCGGACGTTTGCAGAAAGCGACTCTGACTCCTGCTGTGCAAGCGCCGCCATGATGGTCATAAGGACTTCACCTTTCGCATCCAGGGTATTGATGTTTTCCTTCTCGAAGAAAACGGCAATGTTGAGTCCTTTCAGTTCCCGCGTATATTTCAGGCAGTCTACCGTGTTACGGGAGAAGCGGCTGATTGACTTGGTGAGGATCAGGTCGATCTTTCCGTCCCTGGCATCCTGTATCATGCGGTTGAATGCCTCACGTTTGGCTGTGTTGGTTGCGGAGATTCCGTCATCCGCGTACACCTCGACCAGCTCCCACTCGGGATTGCTCTTGATATAAGAAGTGTAATGCTCGACCTGGACCTCGTAGCTCGATTCCTGTTCTTCAAATTCTGTGGAGACACGGCAGTAGGCAGCTACTCTGGTCTTTTGTACCTTTTCTGTTTTCTTTTGCGTTCCGACCGTGCGTCTCGCCGGAATCACCGTGATATTCTGTGCCATTGCCATTAACTGCTCACCTCATTCCTGATCCGGCTGTAGGCGTACTCTGCCTGCTCGACCGGGTCCTTGTATTTCATGGCAATCTTTAGTGCGGAAAAGCCTGTGTAGTAGACCCCTTTGGGAGCGCCTTTGCCTTTCCGTCTGTCCCGCCCGAGTGCCTTTTCCCGGCGGATGCGTTCAGCTTCAACTTTCCGAACTGTCTCCTCCGTCAGAATCGCCGGATAGAACTCATCGCCAAGATACCGCTCATTCAGCATCAGCCTTTTCACTCCGCAGTGGCTCATGGTAAGCCCGACCGCAGATGCCGCATTCTTGAAGGACATCCCCGACAGGTAGTTTCGGCATATCCGCCTTACATCATCGGCCTGCTTTTCATTTATGACCGCTTTGCTGCCAATGATGTCATATCCATATGGTGTGTGCTGCATCTTATATCCTTTCCCGGAACATGGGTCCGCACTTCATGGCGAATCCGATCTCCGTTCTTTCATAGACCACAATGCGGTCAACATGCTCTGTAAACAGGGAGGGATCGAACTCCGTAATCATCGTCCCTTTCGCAGTGTACTTAAGAAGTCTGTCCAATGCCTCCGTCTGATCCCGGTTTCCGTTCATCTGCGTAGTAAGGAAATCTCTCTCTTCTGACAGTCTGTCTGCCTCCTCCGTAAGATCATCGCTCTCTTCGGCGTAAACCGCCGGGTCAAGCAGCCCCTTTGTAAAGAACTGTGTGATCTGGCTTCTTCGCTCTGTGTTCTTTTCGAGCATCTCGTCCAGTTCCGTCAGCCTGTCGATATTTCCTGACCGCTGACTACTTTTCAGCATTTCCGCATAAGGAATAAGAATCAGGCTCCTGCCGTAGGTCAGCTTGTTCATCAATGTGATAAAAGCAGCCTTGACTGGCTCTTCGGCAATTGTCTTCATGCTGCAGGCGGTTTTATTGCGCACATGGGTGTTGCAGGAAAAGCCGAAATGATTCGCCAGCTTGACCCTCTTCCAGGTGCCTCCGCATTCTCCGCAGATGATCTTACCGGACATGGCGTAACGGTTCTTATATTTGTCCTCATCCTTATGGATGCCCTTTTCCAGACCGTTTGCATTGATGATGGCATTTGCCGCCTCAAATGCCTCATGGCTGATGATCGGTTCATGGTGGTCCCGTGCAAGGTACTGCGTTCTTTCACCTCGGTTGATGTGGCGATTGAATCTGTCATCGGTGTAGGTCTTTTGCATGATCACATCGCCTGTGTACTTTTCATTGCGTATCATGCCGTTTACCGTATGCCCGGTCCATCTGCCATCGCGCTTGGTTCGGATACCCTTCTCATTCAGTTTTCTTGCAATAGTCCCCGGAGACATGCCGGAAAGGATCGCCTCGAATATCCACCGCACCGTTTTAGCCTGCTCTTCATTGACCACCATCTGACCATCCACGTTGTCGTAACCGTATGGCGTATAGCCAATCTTGAAGGTACCATTCTGGAAACGTTTCTGAATGCTCCACTTGTTGTTTTCCGCAATGGAGTGGGATTCGCTCTCCGCCAGGCTTGAAAGAATGGAGAGCAGAAGTTCGCCCTCCATCTTGCCCGTGTCAATATTCTCCTTCTCGAAGAAGATGTATATGCCCTTCTCGCAAAGCCGTCTGACCGTTTCGATACTGTCTACCGTGTTACGGGAAAAGCGGCTGATGGACTTCACGATAATATAATCGATTAGTCCCCGGTCGCAATCGTCCAGCATGTGGAGCAGACCGTCACGCTTGTCCATTGAAGTGCCGCTCACACCTTCGTCATAATATAGTCCGACATATTCCCAGTCCGGTCTTGCCTTGATGTAGCGTTCGTAATGGTTCTTCTGTGTTTCCAGGCTGACCAGCTGTTCATTGGAATCCGTAGATACCCTGGCATAGGCTGCAACACGAAGTTTACGTTTGCTGTTGTCCTTCGTTGCCTCGATCTTTGTTATCCTTGCCATTGTCTCGCCTCCTTTCACTTGGGGTAGTATATACATCACTCTAAAGCCCCTAAACAGCAAGCTATTTATCGATAACTTTCGATATGAATGGGGAGAAAGATCTGCGGTTTCTCGCCATAATTCTGGTGAATTCGTCATCGGTGATAAGCCCCGCATCAAGGAGCTTCTTTGTCAACTGCTCGGCCAGTAAATAGTTATATTCGTTCTGCATTTCATCGTTGGTCGGCTTCGGCACATCCGCCAGATTCACTTTGCCATCTATGGTCTGTATTACCTGCATAGAAAACACCTCCTACCAGGTAGCCCCGGCGGGAGGTGAAATCTGACGGTTTGAGAGAATTTATCAATCTTTTCTGTAGAAATCACAGGTATATCCGTCTGCACGAAGGATCAGCCCTTTCGCCCAGGGAGGAACACGTGCCATCTGCTCACACAAAACTTCCAGGCTCATTCTTGGGTTAGCTTCGATTATCAGTTCATCATGCACATGGGCAACGATGCTGCAGCACCGGAGCGTTTTCATGGCATACATCAGAATATCCCTTGATGTTGCCTGCACGATGTTCTCCACAAACTTGGGACCGTAGCTTTCGATGCGTTCCCATTTCTTTGTACCGCCTACGCCTTCATAGGTAACGGACTCGCCGCCGAAACGGTTCTCTCCGATACGAGGTTTGACGTAGGCGAGGGTTCTGCCGGATGGCAGAGTGATAAACAGCATCCCGCTCTGATAAAAGAACTTCACGCCCTTTACCGTCTGAGCCTTCCGTTGCTTTATGACCTTCTTCACAGCCGTATCCACATCCCACCAGAAGCGGACGATATGCGGATTAGACTGCCTCCAGGCATTAACAAGTGGCTGCAGTTCTTCCTCGGCAAGCCCCATATCAAGAGCACCCATTGCTTTGAGCGCACCGACTGATCCGCCATATCCGAGAGCCAGTTCCGCAATCTTGCCTTTCTGCCGGAGATGCCCGTTTACACCATGCTTCTCAACAGGCACCTTGAACATCTGACTTGCGGATGCACAGTAGATATCGCCGCCGTCTTGAAAGACCTGTGTCCGCCAGTCCTCTCCGGCAAACCAGGCGATAACTCTTGCCTCGATAGCAGAAAAGTCTGCTACATAGAACTTCTGCCCATCAGCCGGGATAAAGGCGGTACGAATCAGCTGAGAGAGCGTGTCAGGAATATCTTCGTAAAGCATGTCCAGGGCATCGAAATCACCGTTTCTTACAAGCGCCCTTGCATCGGCGAGATCCTCCATGTGATTCTGCGGCAAATTCTGCAGCTGCACGAGCCTTCCGGCAAAGCGGCCGGTACGGTTGGCACCGTAGAACTGGAACATCCCTCTGCACCTGTTATCCCTGCAGGCGGCATTCTGCATGGCCTGATACTTTTTCACCGATGATTTGGCAAGCTGCTGCCGGAGGGACAGCGCCTCCGACACCTCGCCGCCCGTTTCCTCGATCAGTGTAGCTACAGCTTTCTTGCCGAGTGTCTCTGTCTCCAGACCGTTATCCGAAAGCCAGGACTTCATCTGCACCACGCTGTTGGGATTATCAAGGTCAGTTATATCCTTCATGGCAGCCGTGAGCCTTTTCCGGGACAGTTCATCAATGGCGATTGCCTGCTCCACAAGCGGCATATCCACGCGGATTCCCCTGTCGTTAATCTCCTGGTCGATGTGATATTCCTCCCATATCTCCTCCGGGACCGGGAACTTTGACAGTTTCTGCTGTATCTGCATTTCCGTTTCCACGTCCCGGATGTTATACACCTTGTACCGCTGCCATTTTTCCGTGTCATGCTCCGGCAGATTCCTTGTGCGTCCGCCGTTGGACTTGGTCGGATTGCACGGCACAGAGAAATACCGGATCAGGTCTTTTCCTTCGGTCAGCTTCTGTTTTTCAAGCCCCAGCACCGCACCGACCCCTTCCAAGGAGAGAGGAAGACCCATATATGCAGACCAGGCCATAGAACACCGCCAGGACCCGGGATTCAGAAATCTCGCGCATTCCCTTGAGAGCGGATGATTATCGTGGAACGGATCAGGGCTGATACCCATATCCGCCAGATACCTGGACAGGCAGACACGCTCAAACTGCGCATTGAACGCCCACTTGGTCACGCTATCGTCTGCCAAGGCATCCAGGATATCTGCCGGGATCTCTTCACCGCAGGCGAGATCTATGGTCCTGACCTTACCGCCGTCTATGCTGTATCCGAACAGCAAGATCTCAAAATCCGGGCTTTCCGCGTATTTGTACACACCGCATTTCGGCAGGCTGACAGAGGAATATGTCTCGATATCAATTTCAATGTTTCTCATAAAGCCTCCTATAAAACCAGGCGGCAAGGTTGCCCCCGCCGCCCGTACACTGTTATTCTTCGGTTGTTTCCTGCTCCTCTTTACGCTTACGGCGTTTCTCCCTGAACTCGTCAATCCAGCCTTTGACGATGATCACCCATCCGGCAATCACGATTCCCGCCGCCACACCGAAGCAGGTCGAGAGCATAAAACTCTGATATGTTGTCATAGGTCACGCCCTCCTTATGCCAGGAAATCATCGTCATCGAGAGTGGCGAAATCATCCGCTGCATTCGTTCTGCCGCCGAGAGGCTCCCCGTCACGCACCTTCTGGATGTTGCCAAGACCGCAGGCGATACCCTTATTGCCGTTGGAATTGAAGGCATAGAAATTCAGAGACACTCTCGCATAGCATCCGGAGTAGACTTCGTTCCTGTCGAGAATCGGCTTGACCGCCCTGTCAACGATCTGGGGAGCGGTATTGGAGTTTGCGTTGATGAAGTAATGCCCCTTATAGGCTTCATCGTCACGCTCCACATCCCCGTCACGCAGAGGCAGCTTGATTGCAGCCTTGTTAGGCTTCTTACCGCCGAATTTGGCGATACCATCCTCGATAGCAGCATCGATCGCCGCGTTGATGGCGTTTACCGTGGCAGTATCATCCTTCGGGATGAGAACAGATACGGAATACTTCTCCGCTCCGCCGTTGATGGATACAGGCTCCCAGCCGTGGAAGTAAGAGAGTCTCGTGTTGGTACCAGTGATAACCTTTGTCTTGCTGTTCGTGTTTGCCATTTTACATATCCTCCTTGATTTCATTAAATTCGTTCATGGCGTTTGTTACGTTCATAGCCGGACGCTTATCCGATTTCGGAACCAGTGTCGGCTTGCCCGGCGGTTTGTAGATGAGGCCGCCGAGAACCTCCTCAAACTTTGTCTTGCCCATCAGCTTCTGCATCTCTGTCAGCGTAATGAGAGACTTCCTGTAGATGTCGTTGTATCCGGCTTCGATAGCCGCCTCCGCGACTTTCTCCTCGTCCCGGTACTTACGGACTGAGCGTCCTTCGACCACTTTGAATCCGTCCCACTCTTTGCCGTGGTTTACGGCAGCGTCAGTGGCATAAGCTGTGATCTCATTCGCCCATTTGGTAAGGTTCGGAAGGATGGCAAGGATCTCCTCGATCTCCTCATCGGTGAGAAGTGGCGGGAGCCGGAACTCCGACTGTGCCAGTTTCAGTTTTTCTTCGGCCCTGGCACGGCACCTGGCAGCCGCACGGCAGAAGGTACACCACTCTCCGGGAAGATAATCGCCCTCGCCGTTGTACGCCATCCGCGCTCTCGGCTTCAGCACGTTCTCCGCCCAGCTTTTCAGTTCCTCTGCCGGGATCGTCCAGGTACTGACGTGTTCCCGTCTCGGCTGGAAGATCGTCATGGATACCTCTTTGATGTCATACAGGGCATCGTAAAGTTCCAGTGCGCCAAGCGCATACAGTTTCATCTGCGGATTATCTTCAGCTTCGACCAGGATGCCCATGCCGTACTTGAAGTCTACGATGTGCAGCCTGTCGTCTGAGATGATGATGCAGTCCCCGGTACCGAATCCCTCCGGCACATAGCAGGAGAAGTCGAGATGCTGTTCAATCAGCACGATCGGGTCTTTGCAATGCTGCTTTGCTGCCTCGTACTGCTCCATCACGAAGTCCACATAGGCGTCAGAGCATTCCTCCATCTCATCCGAATCGTAATCCGAGACAGGACGTTTGCTGCGCATCCTGAGAGCCTTCTTCAGCTTGTGTTCGCACAAGGCATGAGCTGCTGTGCCTTCCTTCGCCGCTTCAGACTCCGTTCCCTCGAACTCCTCCTCAAGCCTTGCCGATGGTGTGCAGTTGAGCCACCTGGATGATGCGGAAGGAGGGAGGATGGAATGTTTTCTCATCACAGCACCTCCGCCTCGGCAAGCACTTCCGCGTAATCCTTCGGGTCAATGCCGCTCAAGCGGTCTGCACCATACTTTTGAATGATGGCTCTGACCTCGGCGGTCTTACCGTTCCTGCTCTTCTCAGCGAGAACACCCCTGACCTTTTCCAGCGGGATCTGCTCCGGCTTTTTCTCCGGCAGCGTCTTCGGTGTATCCGTCTCCTTCGGCAAACTGTCAATCACAAGGCTGCATACCGCCTGGATGCTGTCTGCCAGGGAGCGGATGTCCTCCACCACCTTGAGAAGCTTCTGTGCCGCTTCAAGCACTAACGTGGTCTTGTCCATTACCGTCTCCTCCTTCCTTTGTCTCGCAGATGGCGATCTCGCTGACACTGTCTCCCGGTATCAGAACGGTCACTCTGCGTTTGTCTCCGAAGAGAAACTTCAGCAGCCTGTCCCTGACCGTGAGATTTCTGCAGGTCACGATCCCACCCGTCTGCGGTTTCTTTGAAACACTGATCTTCAATTTGTGCTTCATGGCTTTCGCTCCTTTCCGAGAGCCTTATTTCCTGCCCTCTATCTGGTAGCCTCGGGGAAGGTGTGAATCTGACGGTTTTGAAAAAAGAAAATAAAAAAAAGCCTGCAGGCTCCCCGAAGAGATACCCGCAGGCATGAAAGAGAAGATATGTGATTAGAGTTTGGATGCGTAGTCGAGCGAGATCCAACCTGCGCCCGATTTCAGCCGTCCCCATCCTGCAGTCGATCCTTTGCCGGACTTGACCTCCACGATGGTGAACACGCCCTTCCCGGTATATCTGCCCGTCCTGGCATAATCCGTTCCCGGTCCTTTACGGATATTGAGATCGAAGATGTTGACTCTTACCAGGAACGGCACGGCAGATGTTGTTTTCGGTGTGTAGATGTTTACACCATTTACATCGAACACACTATATCCCGGATTCTCGTCCGCCTTCTTCCTGGCATTGGCAAGCACCTTATACGCACCAAGCTGAGAGGTGGCATCTGCCCAGGTCTTACGAACACGGTACCACTGAACCGTGGTATCAGAAGAACCGCTGGATTTCACATCGAACTGCGTAAGGTTCCACCGTTCGATGATCGAGCAGAGGTTCTCCACATAGGCCAGACTCGTGGCATACCCGCCGTCCTTGATAATCTGCGCAGCCTTCTTGTAGTCAGTGCAGCCCTTAAGTCCTGCGTATCTCTGCTTGCTGCCGTTCTTCGCTCCGAGCAGATACGCGCTGTGGTCGGCAATGGAATCCTCCACGCACTTGTATTTGCGAAAATCCGCCGTGATGGTGACATAGCTGCCGTCTGCATTCTGCTCCTTGGTCTGCTTGGTATATACGGACTTTCCGTCCCAGGAAGAGCCGCTCCATGTGTTCCCGGAGAGGGACTTCTTCATACCGAAGACATTGTTAGCCTTCTGTGCCAGTTCACTCTTGCCGTAGCCGGACTCAAGGATGAACTGCGCCATAGAAACGGACGCCAGGATACCGGATTTCTTCTGGTCTGCCGTGAACAATGCCCCTACACTCTTTACAACATCTGCCTCAGATTTCCCGGAAAAGACCGTAGCCTGTGTTCCCTGTGTAGTTGTGGCACCACCTTTACTATCGGTACCACTGCCGCCAAGCTGAGCCGTGACCTGCTTTGCCAGATCACCCATGCGGGCATACATCCAGTTGCCCGGACAGGACTTGTTTGCAAACCATCTGTGAACGGTCAGGATCATCTCACCGGACTTCGGTGTATAGTTCAGCGTCTTATTCTTATCTCCGAACCAGATCAGTTTGGTCTTGCCGTTGCGCTTGCAGATATCCACGCACAGAGTGATCAGCTTCTGATAGGCCACATCACGGAATGCATAAGGCTCCGTAGTGTCTGATGCGCACTCGATGGTGATCGCCCTCTGGTCATTGGCATTGGAGGAACTACACCAGGAGCGGTTCTTCTCCTCCACATACATTCCGACACGGCCGTCCCTGTCAATACCATAGTTACTGGACGCCTGCGTGGAGGACTTGGCGAACCAGTCTCCAAGCCCCTCCGCCGTACACTGCCCGACTACGCAGTGGGGAGTGATGCGGTCGATGTTGTGTGTACGCTGCCCAGAATGGTTCGGACTGAGCTTGGTATAGGACACCCAGGAGCTGTTTGTATATCCCATTTTACTTATCCTCGCTTTCTGCTCTGTCATGGAGCTGTTCTAATACGATTTTGATTTTCTCCGGCACAGGCAGTCCAAGATGAGCTGCGTTCTCCAGAAGGCTCACACCCTCATTGGAGATGTAGAAGAAAATCACTGCGGTTCTTAGCACACTCCCTGTTCCGATCACCTGCACATCCAGCACATTGGCAATGCCCACAAGCAGGAAAATCAGCACCTTTCGGCAGATGCCCTTAAAGCCGACCTCGCTGGAGAGGTTCTTGTCTGCGATGGCGCACATCACCCCAGTGATATAGTCGATCACCACAAAGGCAAGCAGTGCGTAAAGCAGACCATCACAGCCACCGAGAAAATAGCCAAGCCAACCTCCGACTGCCGCAAATACAAATTGAATCGTGTTCCAGAATTCTTTCATAATCGTTGTCCTCCTTAAAAAAAACTCCTTGCACATTTTTCAGTGCAAAGAGCTTAACTTTATTACAGATGTATACTTCTATACCGTCCAGTGAATGGACGATTCTCTTTCCGTGTTCTATGCTATCTTCGAATACGGAGGGTTTTATAATGAACGCATTAGAAAATGTATATAATATCGGTTACCTCGATGGCAGAAACCATGTGTTGGCACTTATCGTACTTTGGAGCAAAAAGAAAAAGCCCGAAACGGTTCTTCATACGCTCTCTAATAAAGAGACTCTTGAAGAAACACTCGAAGCCTTCGACCCAGGGTTCTTTAATAACTATGATGCTTATTTTGGACCTATTGATTAGCGTAGATTCCCATCATTCCTCTGTAATGGTGTATGTGATTTTCATGGTCTTATCTGCGGTCTTGATGACCGGAGTGCCCAGGTTATTGATGGTGGCAAGGTAGGGAGTAATCAAGAACAGCTCCCGGTACAGATTGTAGACATTCGACCGAAAAATCCATTCGCGAAGTGCATATGTTTTATACCGTGCCATCTGATTTCTTCCCCAGGATGCGTAGCTTGCATCTGGCGTATCTCGTACATAGAGCTTTGGCTCGCCATTCAGAAAATACCAGCCGTTGATCACGATGTCATCATCTACGATATAGGTCCACATGGTTGACGAGACATAGGTGATATTCGGTACCAGCTCAATGTTTGCCACATTGGTGGTATCAATGCGATACACCTGATTGCCCGTATAGCACATGAGCCATTTTCCGCTCATCCCCAGGCTGTAGAATTCACTGATGCCACTTGGAGCGACGATTTTCTGCGTGGTGCATTTATTGCCGTCAATACAATCCATGTACCACTCGTAATCCAGGTGAGTGTAGTAATCCCTGCCGCTGCTGGTGTAACTATATTTACGGTTTTCTCGCCTGACTAATCCATACCATTTTCCATCTGCGGCATGATACAGGTAGTTCCAGATTTCAGAATTATCGTTATATGGTTCCTCCGTTCCATCCTTCTGTCCTCCAATGTAGTGGCAGTAGGAAGGGTAATGGTTCAGTTCAATCGTGGTTTCCTCATCGGCCTCTGTGGTCATTCTTGTCAGAGGCCGATCAACGAGCACTGCATGAAGATAATCATCATGAATCTTTCGAAGCGTGGCCTGCGTAGAGTTATTGTAAGTGGTCATTTCCAGGCGATAGCCCTCACCGATATAAACGCGCTTGTTTCCGCGCATGCAGTAAGGCTTATATTTATCCTGAACATTTACTGACCAGATACCAATTCTGACCATGTAGTTACCGGCATATTGCGTTCCTTTTCCTGCCAGCGTATTGGAAAGGCAGATAGCAGAAATCGTTCCATTTGCCTGTGAGGTAGCAAAGTCCCAGACAAAGCGATACCCGCCATCCACTTCCTTACTCTCGGTGAGGTTCCGACTGCCTCGCCGGATATCCTCTGTGTTATTGGCATCATCCGAAGCATAGCCGATCAGCGGATTATTCAGCGGAGCGTAGATATTGTCTGCATGCTCCTCAAGTGCATTCTGATATAAAAGGATGCCGCCCATGATGTTTTTCTTCAGCGGCAGCATCCAATCATCTCCAGTGGAATCATTAAATGTGGTATTGTTATAAAGCATTCCTTTAATATTGCAGTTCAGAACATCCATCGCGGCTTCCGTCACCAGGTTTGTGTCTTCGTAGTGCTCCTTTTTGCCGGTATGAACATCTGTAAGTTCAATTACAGTTTTTCCTTTTAACATAATCATTCCTCCACATTCAAATAGTCGGTTGTGATGGACTTGAGATAGCCATCCGCACCGCTAATGATAAAGCGATATTTTAGCTGCCCGGTAGTTGCTTTCTCCGCCCAGGAATCCACACTGATGGCTTCGAGAGCAGCCTTCGACATTCCGGATTTCTCCTCGGACAGCTTTGCCCACACTGCATTGATGCAGCCCCACCAGCTTGCTCCATCATCAAAGGAGACTGCAAACAACGCCTCGTCCGAGCAGTCAGCAGTTACCTTTTCAATGCCAAGAATCGTGGAATCTGACATATCGATGTTTTCAGAATAAAGCACCTGCGGAATTGGTACTCCTGTGTAGCTTACCTTCATGTCTGGGAAGAGATTCTCGGAATCATGCCAATAAAGGATGGTCGGATCGTACAGCGTGATGAGTAGCTTTCCATCCGGGATATCCTGTACACCACGCGTCTCAAAAAGCTCTGCTGTGAGGTTGGTTTCCTCCAGTTTAATAAGAGCATTTTCTCCTACGGTATACAGTGCGCCATCGGCATCTGAGATGAGATACCTTCGATTGTATGGATCAAGAAAAACAGGCGCATGATCCACGTATTCAAAGCTGTTTCCAGGTGTATCCTTCGGTTTAAAAGAGATGATCTTTCCGGTAAGGGCCGTAAAGGAAATCGTGCCATCCCCGGTAACCAGACTGGAATCTGCCAGGTAACTGCTGCTCGTTGGAATCGTGTCAAAGGAGACACAGATTTCTCCTGTATCGAAAAGAATTGCATCCCAGATCATCCGAGTGGCATCGATTCGATTGCTGTGTACGGAGTAGCCTTCCCAGCGGATACGAAGGAACTTGTAGGTTTCCCAGATCGTTCCCTCTTCTCTTCGAAGCGTCATAAGATCGGTATCCCTGCGGACGATTTTCAGCTGCTCCGTATTTTCACCAAAGCCGATCCAGGAGTTGCCGCTGACGTAAAGGGTAGAGGCTGTTTTTCCTTTGTATTGAAACCAGTCAACGCCTTTCACGGTATCGGTGCCATCATCCTGCAGGGAATTATTACGAAGGATCTCCATGTGCTCTGTGTTCTTTAAAAGATCATCGATAGTTCCATAATCAAACATTGCTTACCTCCAGTTCCTTTATTTCTGCCATGTTTTGAAGTCCAAGTGAAAATGCAACCAGCCGTCCTCGGTCAATCTTCTGGTTCTGTCCGGAAATGCGTGTATTGAAGGACTTCTTCAGCTTTACGAGACCGTCGGTAATCTCAGTAAAGCTATTCAGCGGAAGGTCAGCAGCATACAAAACCTTCATATTGATAAAGGGAAACGTATCAAAAGGCAGAATTGCAAGGTCAGTCAGACTATCAAAGTTTCCTGTCGGAATCACAAGCTTCAGCATCCGGCCACGATCAAGGCGGACATTGCTATTTCCAGAGAGGACATACTCTTTACGAAGTTTGAAGACGTCATCATCAAGGACATATTCCTTTTGGTAATGCATCTTCTTTTTATCAGCGGTTTCTACCACATCATGTACAATCGGTGCAAAGAGGCGAAGCGAGTCCTTCATGGACCGCATCGGCATTCCCATTAAGGAAATAGATGCCACGTGGTCGTTTAATCCTGTCTTTTTCGGAGCAAGGAAATGTACCGTAACCGTGTCATGCAGCGTATATGTTGGCATAGAGGAAAGAAGAATCTTCTTCAGGGTATCGTCTGCCGTGATACGTCCATCCCAGCGTTCCTGCACACCAAGTCCCTGTCCGGTGATTGTTGCCATGATATTTTGTGCCTCGATATGCCCGGTTCCATTTTGCATGGAGATCAGCACCTCGAAGGTATGGAGCTGATTTGCCGTAAGGCCGATGATCGGGTAATAGAGCGTCAGGAGATGCTTGCCGCTGAGCCAGGATTCCTTCGGGTGGAATTCCTCAACCTCATGACCATCCAGCACATAGAAAACGGAGAGTGCAGTTTTCCCGTCCTCGTTCCAGGAGAGTGGAAAGGAAATCACCTTCTTGTTTTCAACTTCGTTTCCCTCGTCATCTGTAGTTGTTCCGAGGTCAATGGTCGTTTCTGCAGTAAGCATCCGGGTATCAGGATTGCTTTCCACTTCCATGATCACCTGGGCATGAAATTCCGCATTGGTCTCATCACCGGATGCAAACTCCATGTTGATGATGGACAGCTTTTCTTCTCCGGCATCCAGTGCCAGGGCATTGGTGAAGGTGTAGATGCTGAGCTTCGTTTCACCAATGGAGCTGATCAGTCCACTGATGTTTTTGTCGTTTTTGCTCTTTGCTGCAGCAAGCCTTGGGTTCTTGCCGACACACTTCACCGTCTGTTTTCCATTGATTTTTGTATAGATGGAAGTGATTGCAGACTGTTTCGTTTCATCTGCATGGCCGCCGGTAAAGCGGAGCACATCTCCCAAGTCCAGCGCAGGATTGCCGATGGTTTCTGAATCAAAGGGTACATATTCTACAGTCGAAACAACATCGAGAATTGTGTTAATGATTCGCTTTCTTGTCTCTTCCAAGCCAAACTGCAGAAGCGGATTTACACCAAGATTCATCGTCAGCCCATCATCCGGATCCTTCGCATAGTATTCCGCTGTTTCCATCTTTTTGTTGGTAGAGCTGACTGCTGTGTAGCGAGTGACGAAATCGGAAAAGCTGCTGCTGAACCGATGACGAATATCAATTGCCATGACTGGCGTGCTCCCGTAAGAGGCCAGAGAGAGCTTTCCATAACGATCAATGACCGCAAAGCATCCGAGTGTCTGTGCAATGTAATAGAGAAAATCACGCCACGATTCGATGTCATTATCCTGATAGATACCAAGCAGCTCGGTGCCATTCGGCAGGGCCTCGATTTCTTCCTTTGTTTGCGCAAGCTCCACATGGCAGGCCTTCGATAACAGAGAAAGAAATTCATAGGGATAAGCACTGGAAAGACCTTTATTGAAGGATTTATCCAGGTTTAGCATTCCATCATAGGCTTTCAGCTCCAGTGTTTTGATACGCCGATTGGCTTCGGCCACATAGAACACACCCATTGGAATGCTTTCTGTCCCGCTATTTTCCAGCACCAGATGGAACCACAGCTTTATCTCTGCTCCATCCAATGTATACCGGTCAATATCGCAAAACAGACTGATTCCAAGCTCTGCGGCATACACTGAGCCAAGCTCAATTTCAGAGTTTCCGCAGCACTGCCTGGAAATATATCCGCTGCCTTTTACGATATCCTCATTTCCAAATTCATAGGTTTTCTTATCACTGGTGGTGATCGTGCCGGTCCAGTAATATTTTCTTGTGTTACTTTTGACTGCCTGCATAAAGGCATCCGATACTGGATACACAGCACCACCTCCATTAAAATTCGTTCAGGGTAAAGCTCACTGTCCACAGTCCCTTATAGGATGTATCCTTTTTGAGCTTTGCCTTAAATCCACTGATATACATTTCTGTTTCTTTTTGGGATAAATTCTCGGTATCAAAATATTGAACTGTCAGCTTTGGCAGCTTGGAATATGCTGTCAGCTTTTTGAGCCATGCGGGTGACACTGAAAAGGACACTCCGATTTTTACTACACCGTTTCGCACCACATCCCTCTGCGTAGTTCCGGCTTCTGTTTCTCCGCTGGAATCCGCTTCAACATCGGAAAGGTCGATATCGTAGGAATCCGGCAGAGGAAGGTCAGTGCCGTTGAAAGTCAAATATTGCATAAATGCCATCTTATCTTCCTCCGCTTCTAAGATTTGCCCTCTGCTGGGCATTGATAATGACCTCATCCAGCATCGTGCCGCCAAGGTACACAGGGATAACAATATCTCCGCTTGGGTTATTCACCTGCGACAGCCCCTCACGAATTGCCGCCGTAATGCCGGAGAGCGTGTCTGCCGTACCTGCGGACACTGTAGCGGTTGCTGTTTCCATTCTGCCGATCTGAGGATTGATGACCATATCAGCTGCAACACCATCCATTGCCTTTGCCACAAGGCTCTTACTCTGTTCGATGCCTTTTGCAAGTCCTGCCATAAAGTCCGGCATCCAGCTCTCGTAGTCGGTCAACGGTCCCTCATCCGGAACCGAGAAGTGTAGGACTGAACGAATCTTGTTTGCCACACCATTTACTGCATCGGTTACTGCGCCAACAGCCGACTTGATACCATTCACGATACCCATGATAAGGTCGCGTCCCCAGCTGAATGCCTGAGAAGCAAGCCCCTTTACATAGCCGACTGCTCGCTCGAAGCCAGAATGGATCACGTTATAAATCTGACCGATGATGCTGCCGACAGCCGACTTCACGCTATTCCAGATGGAAGAAACCGTGTTTTTAATGGTATTCATCACTGTGGAAACCACAGATTTGATGCTGTTCCATACGGAAGAAACCACGCCCTTGATGGCGTTCAGCACCGTTGTCACAGCGGTTTTGATGGCATTCCATATGGTGATTACCACATTTTTAATTGCCGTCAGCACCGTAGTAATAACCGTCTGGATAGCCGTCCACACAGTCTGAAAAATGTTCTTGATGGTTTCCAGAATCGGCGTGAGGAAGGTCACGATGCCATTCCATATCTCACTGATTTTCTGTGAAATAGCAGTTAATGCCCGTTCTATCAGAATGCGGATAGCTTCAAAAATCGTTTCAAACAGATATCGGAAGGCTTCGAGCAATGGAGAAATCGTGTCATAAATGCTCTGCCAAATGGAAGTAATCGTGTTCCAGATGGTGGTCATTACGCCGCTGATTGCCTCCCACGCCGAAGTGAACACACCCTTAATGCCTTCCCACAGCGTAGTAAAAAATCCGGAAATCCCACCCCACACCGTCTGTGCCAAAGAAAGGATGCTCTCCCATGCCGTAGACAGGAAGGATGTTATTGCATTCCAGGCTGTAATGACCGCCTGCTTAATGCCCTCCCACAAATCAATCCAAAACTGCCGGAATCCCTCGTTGGTATTCCAAAGATAAATAAAGGCAGCCACCAGTGCGGTAATGGCTGCGATGATGAGGACGATAGGATTGGCAAGCATGGTGACATTCAGAGCCGCAAATGCTGTTTTTACTGTGCTGATGGCACTTGCGATTTTCGGAACGACCGTCATAATCGTACCGACCGCAGAGATTACCTTGCCGATTACAATAAGAACGGGACCGATAGCTGCTGCAAGCAGGGCAACCGTCACGATCACTTTCTTTGTGCCTTCGTCCATACTGTTGAGCCAGTCCACGAACTTCTGTACCCAGTCGACAATCTGCTTGATTGCTGGCATCAGCAGTTCGCCAAAAGAAATAGCAAGACCCTCAAGAGCAGATTTCAAAATGGTAATCTGTCCCTGCAGGTTGTCGAGCTGAGTATCTGCCATCTGCTGTGCGGCTCCTGCACTGTTTGTGATAGAGTTTTGCAGGCTGTCCCAGGTATCGCCGGTGTTTGCAAGCAAAGCATTGACCGATGCAAGGTCGGTCTTATTGAAAATGGTGGCGATGATGTTGGCTTTATCCGCCGATGTCATGCCGTCCATGCTCTTATTGAGGTCACCAAGGATGTCGTTGAGGGAGCGCATGTTTCCGTTAGAATCATAAACGGAGACTCCAAGGGCATCCATCTGCGCCGCCGCTTTATCGGTCGGGTTCTGCAAGGACAGAATCACATTTCGCAGATGTGTACCGCCTTCAGCTCCCTTGATGCCGTTGTTGGCAAGGATACCGAGTGCAGTGTTCAGTTCGGCAGTGCCGCCCTTGATGGACTTTGCCGTAGCACCGATGGTCAGAATCCCTTCGCCAAGCTGTGCTACCGAGGTATTGGTGGACGAAGCGGTCTTTGCCATCTGGTCGACCATCTTCGTTGACTCATCCACGCCCATGCCAAGGGCAGACATGGCGTCTGTTACCATATCCGATGCAGACGCAAGGTCAATATCACCTGCGGCGGCAAGGTTCAGAACGGTAGGCAAAGTGTCGCACATCTGCTGGGTATCATATCCGGCAAGTGCCAGATAATTCAGAGCGTCCGCACATTCCTTTGCGGAGAAAGCTGTCTCAGCACCCATTTTCTTGGCAAGCTCGGACAGCGTATCCATCGTATTGACCGATTGACCATCCACCGTAGACATGGCATCCTTCGTCACGCCCATCGTGGCCTGCACCTGCGACATGGACGATTCAAAGTTTGCCGCTGTGGTGACTGCCGCTGTTCCAAGACCTGTAACTGCCGCAGTGACCGGGAGCATCTTCTGCCCGGCAGAAGAAATGTTGTCTCCGACCGTTTTCAGCTTTTCGCCGTTTGCGGCAATCTTCTGCAGTGCCGCATCGGACTGCTTTGCCTGTTCCTCCAGCTTTTTTAGGTCTTGCTCGGTTTCGATGATTTCTCGCTGCAGGGCATCATACTGTTCCTGTGAGATGTCACCGTTGGCAAGTGCTGTGTTTGCCTGTTCAGCCGCCGTCTTTAGTGTGGTCAGCTTATCCTTGGTTTCAGATACCGCATCAGAGAGGAGCTTCTGCTTCTGCGCAAGCAGATCCGTATTGCCGGGATCAAGCTTCAGCAGCTTTTCGACATCCTTCAGATGTGCCTGGGTATTCTTAATTTCTGAATTGACACCCTTTAAGGCTGTCTGTAGTTTGGTAGTATCGCCGCCGATTTCAACGGTGATACCCTTGATTCTGCCTGTCGCCATAGCGCACCTCCTCTCTGCAAAATGGGCATAAAAATTGCCCGACATTGCTGCCGAGCGTTAAAATAAATCGAAATCTTTTTGCGTAGCCATCTGCGAATATCCCTTATACTCATCATTTCCGCTTTCTGCGTACATATCGTTGACCATTCCTATCGTGAGCAGATCGAGGTCACGAATAGAAATGCCAAGCTGTACGCAGCGAAGCAGAAATAACGGTGTTGTCATTTTGCGGTCAGTTGGGCGAAGTTTTTTTTAGAAGAAACATCCGTCTGTACATTGAGTCCCCACAGCTTGATGATCTTCGGCAGCACCTGGTAAATGGAAAAGGTGCTGAATTCATCCAGCCATTCCTCCGGGGAGTCTGGGATAGACGGGTCTGCGTGCTTTGCCATGACATAGGCGATGTTCTCGAACATTTCCAGAGAGAACATATCGAGACGGGAATTCTCCGCATCACCGTTGCCTACAGCCTTGCCAAGTGCATCCAGGTCTTTGTAAATGTCCCTGTGGAACTTGATACGGTAAATACGGGGAATTGCCGCAGATGCCTTAAATGGCACCTGCTTTCCGTCAATTTCAATTTTCTGAATCATACTCATAGCTTTACTCCTTCACAGCTTTTGCGGTGGACTTGGTGCTTTGCTCGGATACATCCGATGCGGCTTCTGCCGCGGCACCCGGAAGATATACAGATTTGTACCAGTCCGTATAAATCTTCTCGGTGGTATCGTCCCCGGTCTTGGCTTTCACATAGCCGCTTGCCAGCGGAGTGGCCTTGACCGACAGCGTTTCCGTCTGCACCTCGATCTCATCCTCATTGGTCTGGGATTCGATGGACGGACGGCTTGCCGCACAGTTATACAGCACATGGCGGATTTTCTTCACATCACCGTCAAACTCGAACAGCAACGCAAAGTTCGCCGTTTCCACATTGGCGTTCTCCATCAGCACCTTGTTGGTATCCAGCGTTTCTTTCAGCACATCGGTGCGGAAGGATTCAGGAATCATTGCAAGCTCCAGATCACCCTCATAACCCATGTTGTTGCTGATGGTGTAATAAGCGTAGCCGTCTGCATAGAAGTTGCTCGGCTCACCGTTTGCATCCAGGGAAAGGGATACCGCACCGGGCATCGGAACAGGAGTGCCAAAAGACACATCACCGTTATCACCGATGGTCTGCAAAGCATAATGCACATTGCAGATATTGAATTTCACCTTATTTTTCTTAGGCATATCAGTTTACCTCCATTTCAAATGTGTACAGGACTTCGTAAAGGTTCTCCGACTCGATCCACACCTCGGTTTTCTCATAAAAAATGCCATACCCATCAAGCACAGCTTCGACCTTCTGTTCTGCCGACAAGTCCTTGCAGTCGGTATACAGTTCGATATGAATTTCATTGATTTTGTAATAGACCCTGCCGTCAGCGGAGAAGTTGTCACTGTTCGGAATCAGATAACAGATGAACGGCGGGTTCGGACTTTCCCCCTCTGCAAAATGGTCATACGCAAAGGAAAGTCCGATTTTTTCAAGAATCATTGTGATTTTCTCCATTACTTATCCTCCCAGTGCCTTTTCCACCTCGGACTCCAAGGTCTGCACTGCTTTTTCTTCCGCAGGTGCAATATGCGGTCTTGCGGCAACTCGACCGCCGCCGCGCTTGGCATGACCATGCTCCAGAAGGTGAGCGATCTGGTAGCGATTCTTGGAATGCACCACCACATCCAGCGAACTGGAGGTTTCCTTTACCGTTTTGACCGCCCAGCTCTTTGCATATTTGCCGGTGTCCTTTGGAGCAGTCTGCGAAATTTCATCCTTTACAGATTTACCAGCCTTCTTTACCGCTTTTTTCAGATCATTAGTTGCAAGGTCTGCATATTCCTGCAAGCCTTCCATAATGGCCGATGCCATGCGGTCAATCGGGACTCTGTCTGACGCCATGCTCACCGCCTCACTTTCTGACATTTCAGCTTGATGGATTTCTTTTTGAAATTCATGTGATCGATGCCAAGGATGTTGTAGGCGCTGCCGTTATAGATCACTCTGTATTTATCCGAGGTAATCTCCGCAGCGTTCCGGCACCAGCGAATCGTAAAGTCCATCTTGCTGTTGTCCACGATCATTCCGGCATCGGTGTCTTCGTTAGGAGATTCGGAACTTACAGTCGCATAGCAGGAATACCAGTCTGTCCATGTGTTTTTGTGATTGCCAATGCTGTCTACCACCACTTCATTTTTCTGTACGGTGATCCGCACATTCAAAAGAGCCACATTCATCAGAATCCCTCCTTGCGGATGCCAAACAGCAGGGAACGGAGCGACAGCGTTAAATCATGATGATCTGCATCTTCTCGATGTTCATACAAATATGCCACCGCATACATGACAGCAATCTTCGCCACAGGCTCTTTGGAAAAGTCCTCTGCGGAGAGCCTTGCCACATCTCTGCAGAGCGTTTCTGCCGACTGCAGAGCATTTAAAAGAAGCTCATCATCGTCCGGAAAATCCACCCGCAGATACTGTTTCATCTCATCCAAAGACACAATCATATCTATCACCACCTCAATCCATGAAAAGGACGGTATCCCTTGGTTTAGGAACACCGCCCGTTGGTATTTTTATTAGGCAGTTGCATCTGCCTTAAGCTTCAAAATCTGTACTGCCTCCGGCAGAATCAGCTTGCCGTCCACACGCTCCTTGGCAACATAGCCGATCATGCCATTGCCAGCAAACAGCTCGTTGAGCTGCTTAAAGGAACGAGTGCCACGATCACCGATGTTGTAGTAGCTGTAGTCACCAAATGCGATGGCATTCTCCGGTGCATACGCAGAGGTATGAACAGCGTAGCCCAGCACCTTGTCCGGCTCACCTGCCTGATAGGACGGCTGCCAGATATAGGCACCGTTATTGTCCTTCAGCTTGCGGAGCTGTGCCAGCGTCTTATCGTTCATGATGAAACTTGCGTTCTTGCGGTACGGACGCTTAAGAGCATACACCAGGTCGAGCATATCATCCGACTTGATGGCAGCGGAAAGCGTACCTGCCACCGTACCGCCGCCGGTCGCGGCGAAAAGGCCGGTCGGCTTGCCGGAACCGTCACCGTTGAGGAATGCATCCTCCTCGGCATTGGCGAGTGCCTTACCGAACTGAGTGATGATATAGTTTTCCAGACCGAACGCATTGTCGTAGAGAAGTTCCTCGGTCACCTTAATAGCAACATGGAGCTTGTGGGCATCCAGAAGGATCTGACTGAAGGTTGCATCACCAAAGGTAAGAGCAGCACCTTCCTCGATCCAAGCTGCCGCAGGCGTGGTAGCTGCGATGTTGATCTTATGCTCACCGGAAGTCGTGATGATGTGACCCAGGCTGCGCATGATGTTCTCTTCGGTAAGAACATCGATCAGACGGTGGTCGTACTCCTCCGGCACAAGATAGCCGCCGTCAGCGTCCACACCTTCCTGCAGGATATTGGAAACCTGCTTGAAGTTGCTGCGGAGTGCTTTCAGCATACCTTCGCGGTATTCATCGGACGCACGGCCCGTTTTCGGCTTTGTCTTGCTGTCTGCAGTCATCGGCTTTGCCACGATAGGCGTATTCACAGGCTTATTCAGCTCGTTTTCCATTGCTTCCATCTGTTCCATACGCTCAATCTCGGCACTGTAGTCCTTGATTTTCTTTTCCATGTCAGCATAGGCAGCGGCATCTTCCGCAGAAAGCAGACCGTCCTTGTCGCGCTTGCTCTCCACAAATGCTTTTGCGCCCTGCCATGCCTTGTTGCGTGCTTCACGAAGTTCATTGATCGTCATAATAAATTACCTCCAGTTTTTAATTAAATCGAGCCGTTCCATGAGGGAATCGGCATTGGTCTTGGTTTCGGATTTCTGCTCGATCCTGCACTTGGCAGCAATCTTATCCATGAGATGATTGGTGACGGCAGTGCGGGAATACACATTGCTGACCTGCGGGGTTTCCACAGCGTCAGCTGTATTTCTCTGCATGATTTCATCTGCAAATCCCATCTCCACGGCACTGTTTGCATCCATCCAGGTCTCTGCGTCCATAAGGTGCGAGAGCTTTGCCCGGCTCATGCCCGTTTTAATCTCGTAGGCATTGATGATGGACTCTTTCACCTCATCGAGCATAGAAATGGCCTTCTGCATCTCCGAAGAGTCACCGAAGGCCACCGTTGCCGGATTGTGAATCATGAGCATGGACACCGGGGATACCAGCACCTTTGTACCAGCCATCGCAATGACAGATGCCGCCGATGCCGCAATGCCGTCAATCTTAACGGTCACATTGCCCTTGTAGTCCATGAGCATATTGTAGATTTGCGCTGCCGCTACACAGTCACCGCCGGGTGAATTGATCCAAACGATAATGTCACCACTGCCGCTGTTCAGCTCATCCTTAAAAAGCTGTGGCGTGACATCATCGTCAAACCAGCTTTCCTCTGCGATGGTGCCGTTCAGAAACAGCGTCCTCTCCAGTGTCTGCTCCTGCGTCTCCTGATTCGTCACCGTCCTGTTTTTCCAGTTCCAGAACTTCTTCATCGGTAGTTTTCTCCTTCCCGCTGGCGGCAAAGATTCCTGCGTCTGCCAGCTTAGTCATATTGCCGTTGATGAGATAAAGGTCGCCGCCGTCCTCGGCAGGAATGCGGTCAAGGTTTTCAAGCTCCCGGATGTCGTTTGCACTCATCCAGCCGTTCTGTCTTGCTGTGGCATAGCCATTCATACGGCTCTGATAGTCACCACGAAGCAGTCCGTCTACGTTGAACTTGATAAAATACCGAGATTTATCACTCTGCGAAATCAGTGCCCTTGTCATGGATTGCTCCCATCTCACAAGCCATGGCTCCAGGGTGTATTTCACAAATTCCAGTGATTGCTGCTCAATATTAGAAAAGCTCGACTTTTCGAGGTCACCGACCATATGCGGCGGCACTCTGAAAATTCGAGCGATTTCGTTGATCTGAAATTTTCTTGTCTCCAAAAACTGTGCTTCATTGGGTGAAATAGAAATCGGTGTATACTTCATTCCTTCTTCCAGCACAGCAATCTTGTGGGAGTTTCCACTGCCGCCGAAGGTCTGTGTCCAGCTGTCTCGCACTTTGGACGGGTCTTTCAGCGTTCCCGGATGCTCCAGCACGCCGCTTGGCGCAGCACCGTTTGCATAGAATTTACTGCCATATTCCTCTGCGGCAATCGCAAGACCGATAGCATTCTTTGCCATAGCGATAGGCGAATATCCGACAAGGCCGTCAAAGCCAAGACCTGGAACATGGAGGACATCGCTCGGTTTCAGCCGAACAGTGCCGCCTTTGGTGGTCTTTGCTTCATCGGTCGAGGTCTGGTATTCATAATAAAGGTGCCCTTTATCGTCTCTGTCCACCGTCATGCGGTTTGGCATCAGCGGATACAGTGCCACGACCTCACCTTTGCCGTTTCGGATAATCTGTGCATAGGCATTGCCCCATAGGAGCAAGTGCGTCATAAGCGTTTCCCGGAACACGAAACTTGTCATTTCCGGGTTTGGCTCATCATGCAGCACAAAATACAGCGGATGGTCGATGGCTTTTTCCTTGCTCCCGTCATCGGTGTATCTGTAAAAATGAAGCGGCAGTCCTGCGACAGCTTCCGACAAAATTCGTACACAGGAATACACCGCTGTCATCTGCATGGCAGAGCGTTCGTTTACCTGTTTGCCGGAGCTGCTGCTGCCCATAAAAAATCGGTAGGCACTGCCCGCTGTACTGTCCTTGGGAGCATCTCTGCTCCGAAATAATCCGCTTAAAAGTCCCATAAAAATCACCGTCCTTTCTGAAAAATGGCATAAGAAAAGCACCTCCGAAGAGATGCTTTCTCGATTCACTATTTCATTTGTCACATATTATCTCGGATTTCTTCCGTTACATCTGCAAGTGTTCCACGAAGAGAACTTCCCGTGTTGCAGTATTTTTCCATTAATTCCTTCCAAAGTGGGTCATTCTCGGAAATCTCAGAAAACCAAACCGAATAATCGTCCTCACCATGTTTTTCCAATACAGTAATCACTGAACTCACCCCTTTTAGCCATTTCCGTTTGCTTTATTTTCACCATGTTAGCATCATTTTTCACATCTATCAAGCTAAGTATAAATATATAAAGTATACTTTCAAACAAAAAAGCAGGATGCTGAAAACGGCGAGGCGGTGCTCAAAGTCACCGAGGCTACACCAGTCAGTCCTGCTGAGAACCTGACAGAGAGCGGTCACTTCGGTCCAGTACCGAAGGCCCCTACCCCATCAGGTTCTAAGATAGTATAACACAGAGTGAAAATTCCGAACAGTAACTTTCAAAAAACGAGCAGCCCTCTTGTGTCATACACGCTTTCGCCTGCATCGTTTCCACATCGGATTGCTCTATCCAGTGCCATAATGGTTGCTACAGCACCGTCTATCTTTTCTGTTGATTTTTCCTTGTCCGCCTTGATGTTACCTGCCGGGTCAGTTCGGATGAAAATGTTATCCATATTCCATCTGAGAACCGGATGACCTCCATGTGAGATTCGCTGTTCCAGCACCAACTTCATCAATTCCTTGGTTGGTGGGGACATATCCTTAAATCCCTGTCCGAACGGAACGACCGTAAATCCCATGCCCTCCAGGTTCTGCACCATCTGCACAGCGCCCCAGCGGTCAAAAGCGATCTCCCGGATATTGAACCGTTCTCCGAGCCGTTCGATGAATTTTTCGATGTAGCCGTAATGCACTACATTGCCCTCGGTGGTCTGCAAGTATCCTTTTCGCTCCCATACATCATAGGGAACATGATCTCTTCTGACACGCAGGTCAAGCGTATCTTCCGGCACCCAAAAGTACGGAAGAATAATGTATTTATCATCTTCGTCCTGCGGAGGGAACACCAGCACAAAGGCTGTAATGTCCGTTGTAGACGAAAGGTCAAGACCGCCATAGCAGACACGTCCTTCCAGTTCATCCTCGTCCACAGGAAATGCACAGGCATCCCATTTTTCCATCGGCATCCAACGAACAGCCTGCTTGACCCACTGGTTCAGACGAAGCTGCCGGAAGGAATTCTCCTCGCCGGGATTTTGCTTTGCAGAGTTGCAGGCAGCTTCAACTTTATCAATGCCAACTGTGATATCCAGGCTCGGATTGGCTTTTCTCCACACCTTGGGGTCTGTCCAATCGTCCGAATCATCTGCACCGTAGATCACAGGATAAAAAGTAGGATCGATTTTACGGCCGTCCAGGATGTCCTTTGCTTTCTGGTGGGTTTCATAGCAGATGCTGTTGGTATCTGTTCCGGCTGTCGTAATCAGGAAGTACAGCGGCTGCATTCTTGCATCGCCGGATCCCTTGGTCATGACATCAAAGAGCTTTCGATTGGGCTGTGTGTGCAGTTCATCGAATACCACGCCATGAATATTGAAGCCATGCTTGGAGTAGGCTTCTGCGGAAAGCACCTGGTAGAAGCTGTTGGTCGGTGTATAAATAATGCGTTTCTGTGATGCGAGGATTTTTACTCGCTTGTTCAGAGCCGGACACATCCGCACCATATCAGCGGCCACATCAAACACAATGGTGGCCTGCTGTCGGTCGGCGGCACAGCCATAGACCTCAGCTCGTTCCTCACCGTCACCGCAGCACAGCAGAAGTGCCACAGCCGCCGCAAGCTCCGACTTGCCCTGCTTCTTCGGAATTTCCACATAGGCGGTATTGAACTGCCGGTAACCGTTTGGCTTCAGCGTACCGAACAAGTCACGAATAATCTGCTCCTGCCAGTCGATGAGTTCAAATTTCTTTCCTGCCCAGGTGCCTTTGGTGTGGCACAGGCTTTCGATGAATGCAACGGCAAAGTCGGCGGCATCAATATCATAGTGAGAATCCTTTGCCTTAAACTTAGTCGGTTTATATTTTTTTAGTTTTCGCAATGCCGTCACTCCCTTCAAAATGGCAATAAAAATAGCCGCCACCATCAATGGTGCGACTTCGTATACGAGGAACAGAGCCCTCCGGCTCCGTCCTGACCTTATGCAGGATTTTGTTTAGTTGTTTTCGTTCAGCAGAATGCAAAGGGCGAGGTTCGCTTCTTCGCAGGTGGGTTCGATGTCCCAGCCTCTATCATAGTTGGCGATGATTTCGCCGTCCAGTTTGAGCATCAGCTTGCTGATTTTTCCACCGTTGATGCCGAACTCGCTGCCTTCCTCATAGACCTTAATCCAATAGTGGACTGCCTTGCGGCCACCGTCTTTCTTAGGGATGCCAATGGTTCCTTCTTTCCACATATCCAACACCTCCTTAGTTCAGCTTGAAAAGGTATCCGTGTGCCTTTTCATACTCATCGCTCATGAAAGCCTTGTGCTGGCTGTTGATTTCTATGAGACCTTCCAGGCGGCATCCGGCTTTCTGAAAAAGCCATGCGGTTTCCACTGCGCTGCTCCAGGTGGAGGAAAAGGTGAAATGTTCGATGCCGTTTTCCTTCATGCAGGCTACCAAGCCTTCGACTGCTTCATCGCGGATGGTGTCGTTCAGGTCGATGTATTCGTTGCCACAGTCCTTGGCAGTTTCATAAGCGCTCCAAATGCGCTGCTCTGTGTTGCTTAAGCCATCAAGCTTTGCGGTTGCCTGCTTGTAAATGGCTCTTGCTGCATCCTGCTCAGCCGTGTTAGTTGCTACGGCGTAAGCCTTTTTTGCTTCCTGGATTCCTCTGTAAGCTTCTTCAAAAATGTTCATCATGGTGTGTGCCTCCTTGTTTTCTTTTGGTAGTACATATATCACTCTGAAAGCACATAATAGCAAGCGAATTAAGGTCAATATATGTGCCAAAGATCGGGTGCTATATGAAGGAGAAAACTGTGTATATTACAGCTTCTTCACTCGGTCAACACCATAGATTACATTCAGTCCGGAGCCATTATCCCAGTCCACCAGGAGGCTGCCGGTATCATCCACACCGGTTACCGTTCCCTGGGTGCCAATGGGCGGTGCCTGAGCATCATCCATCTCTACAAGCTCCACCCTCGTTCCAACGGGGTATTGACTGCGTACCTGCTCGACTGTTTCTTTATTCGGAAACCTCATCGTCTGCCACCTCCTTTTTCGCACCGCTCTTGAATGCAGAACTACCTTCCAGGTTCTTCAGCAGGACCTTTCGGTCTGCCTTGTACTCTGCGCCGATAAAGCCAAGCCGCAGGAGAAAGCATCGGAATGCGTATTTTTCATTGATGACGTCCTTTTCGGTAGCATTGATGCGTTTCTGCTCCTTGCTCATCCTGCACAGTGCGGCAATGAAGTCGGTATAGGCTTTCGCAGTATCCGCATCCACGCAGGTATCGAACCAAGAGAAGGAAACCGCATCTTCGCCAATTTCTATCGGAAGTTCTGCAATGCCCAGTGCCTTTTTAATCAGACTGCCTTTGGCATCAAGCAGCTTTGTAAGGTTTCCGACTGCTACCTTATCAAGCGGAATCGTCACCGTAAGACCTACGCTTTCGCCCTGTGGCTCGGCAACTGCGTCCTTGGATACTTTCTCGGCGGCTGCGTCAGACATTTCTGCGGCAGTAAAGCCGCGCTCGGCAAGCTGCTTCAGCAAAGTTTCAATCTCCTCGTTGTCCGCCCGGTCATCAAACTCCAATGCACCGTCCTTGGTTACGGTAAAGTAATCAATTTCGTATGCGCAAGTCGGCATATATTTGTATACCGCCGCAACTCCCGTAATTTCTGAAATCGCCTTGACCAGTGCTTTTCGTTCTGCTCCTGTTTTGTTAAATTCAATCCTCATCATGGATACCTCCTTGTTTTTTCGGTAGTACATATATCACTCTGTAGCCGATAAATAGCAAGGATTCTGAGGGGTCTCCAGTGTAGAACAATTCAAAGCAAAAATGGTGGAAACTGTGAGTAGTACACAATCCCTGCCAGTACAAAGCAGACATTCGGAAGTGCCACACCGTTTCCCCACATTTTATACTCCGCCGCATCGGAATATGGGTCTTTCAGCCATTTGATGATCTGCTTTTCCGTCTTTGGCTTCGTAGAAGTCCCCATGATTTTTCTGTGGGTTTCAAAAACCTCCGACCAGTATGCAATATCATCTTCGGTCGGATTTTCCGTACCGAGATCATCGCACCACCAATCCGGGAATCCCTGCAGCCTTGCGCATTCCGTTGGGGTAAGCCTACGGATAATGTACTGCGGTTCTTCCGCTACGGTCGGTGGGTCCTTATAGTCCGTTGCCACCAGCGTATTTGCCAGATTTTCTTCCGCTTCGGTATGGTAGGAGTTTTTGCTTGTACTGTAGACGAGGGTTTCAGAACCGCCGCCGTACATTCCACCGCTTGCACGAAGGGAACTGCCCGTATCGTTTTCCACATATTTGTCATAGGCTTCCTGCGAAAAGGCCACTGCATGACGGTCTGCCGTATTAAGCGTGAAACTGACATCTTCTCCGATACCGCTGCCCTGGGGACCGTTCTTTTCGGCTCTGCCAATCATGGAACCCTGCACTGCCACCACAGCCATACCGCCCTGATTGCAGGATGGATTGCCGCCGTTAGCATCCAGGCATCGGCTCGTTTCCGCTTCATAGAAACCGCTGTGCGGATTGTCCGACTTCATGGAGTTGCTGTCTTTTGAGCAGATACCGTAGCACTTCGGCACGAACACCGTCTGGTCGTTGTTGCAGGAGAGCGTTGCGGATTTGTTTTCCTGAATCAATGCTCCCTTGCCGCCGCCCTCACAGCCAGAGCGGATTTTCAGCGTCTTAGGTGTCTCCAGCACAAACGGCTGATTGTTGCCGCCCATTCCATAGGTAGAAGAAACGGTCTGTGCCACATCCAAAGGTCCCTTGTACCGGGTGTCCTGACTATGGTTTTCAAACACAAGCGGAGGATGGTTGGATGCCGCACGAAGCGTTGCGGTAAAATCCTCTGTCACATCCATCCGCTGACCGCCCTGGTCGTTTAGGCACAGGCTTGACGCTCCAACGCTTTCTTCAGCACTTCCGGCAGTTCCTTGCCACGAACGGAAGCCCTGCGAAGTATACCCTGACACGCCTTCGGACTCAAATAGTATTTTTCCGGCACTCCCGCCATCAAGATCTGCGACAAGGTAGATGCGTTTTCTGCGTTGGGGAACTCCCCAATACTGCGCATCGAACAGCCGCCATGCGAGGGAGAAATCCTCTGCCATGATGCAGCCTGCGTTGTCCCATTTTCCGTTCGGAAGTTCAGGCACAGCATAGTCTTCTCTTTTGATTTTGCACAGTGAGCTGAGGACTGCCCGGAAGTCTTCGCCTTTGTTGGACGAGAACGCTCCCTGGACGTTTTCCCAGACCACAAATCTTGGATACTTGCCATTGGTTTTGCACCTCATTTCTTTCACGATCCGCACCGCCTGATAGAAAAGCGAGGAGCGCTCTCCGTCCAGACCGCTGCGTTTTCCCGCCACCGACATATCCTGACAGGGACTGCCGAAGGTGATGATGTCCACAGGCGGGAGGTTGGCACCATTTTGTGCCGATACATCACCGTAGTGTTTCATCTGCGGCAGCCGTTTGGTAGTGACACGAATAGGAAACGGCTCAATCTCCGATGCCCACAACGGGGTAATGCCGGAAATCAAGCCGCCTAAAGGAAAGCCGCCGCTGCCATCGAACAGACTTCCCAGTGTTAAGTTTTTATTCTCCATCGGCAGACACCTCCAGGTCATCAAAACGGATGGTTTTGCCGTCACGCACCACAGACACATTTTCCGAAGTGCCGACCTGCTCGATATAGCGTTTTATGATGACATCGCAGTATTTCTCATCCAGCTCAATGGTGTGGCAGATTCGGTTGGTCTGCTCACAGGCAATGAGGGTACTGCCGCTGCCGCCGAACGGGTCAAGCACGATGCAGTTGCTCATGCTGGAATTCTTAATTGGATAGGCAATCAGCGGGACCGGCTTCATGGTCGGGTGGTCACCGTTTTTCTTCGGCTTATCAAACTCCCAAATGGTGGTCTGCTTTCTATCGGAATACCACTGATGCTTGCCGTTCTTCTTCCAGCCGAACAGGCAAGGCTCATGCTGCCATTGATACGGACTTCTGCCGAGAACAAGGCTCTGTTTCTTCCAGATACAGGTACCTGACAAGTAAAAGCCTGCGTCCGCAAATGCCTTTCTGAAGTTCAAGCCTTCCGTATCTGCGTGGAACACATAGATGCTGGCATCGTCTGCCATCGCTTTTTCCATGCAGGTAAATGCATCGAAAAGGAACTGATAGAACTTGTCGTTTTCCAGGTTGTCGTTCTTGATTTTGCCTGCGGTGCCCTGATAATTCACATTATATGGAGGGTCCGTTACCACAAGATTGGCTTTCTTGCCGTTCATCAGCATCTCATAGGTTTCTGCCTTGGTGCTGTCACCGCAGAGCAGTCTGTGGTTTCCGAGCAGCCAGAGGTCACCGCTTTTGGTGACAGGCGGCTTTTCCAGTTCCGCATCCACATCGAAATCATCATCTTTCGCATCATCAGCAGTATCAAAAAAGCCTGACAGCTCCGATTCATCGAAACCTGTCAGACTTAAATCGAAATCTTCTGCCTGCAGAGCTTCAATCTCTACTTTCAGAAGCTCCTCATCCCATCCGGCATCCATTGCCATACGGTTGTCTGCGAGAATGTACGCTTTCTTCTGCGCCTCGGTCAGATAGTCCACGAACACACAAGGCACTTCGTTGATGCCCTCTTCTTTCGCCGCCATGATTCTGCCATGACCGGCGATCACATTGAAATCCCGGTCGATAATGACGGGATTGATAAAACCGAACTCCCTGAGGGAAGAACGGAGCTTATTAATCTGCTGTACGTTGTGGGTACGAGCATTATTCACATAGGGAATCAGCTTATGGATATCCACCAGCTGCATCTCAGTTGTTGTCTTGCTCATCGTCCTCACCTCCTTAAAACAGACCCCATTCAGCAAACTTCTCAAAGCCGCCAATGGAATCAATATATTCTCGTGCCTGCTCCACAATATCCGCATAAGGGATACCGTCCACTTCATCATCACCGATGGCACAAACCAGTTGAACAGACTTTCCTGTTTTCTGTGCCTTCAAAAAAGCATAAATATTGACGGACACATCAGCCTTGGATAAATCCTTGCCGTGCAGTCCGCCGCCTGTTACGGAATCAGCCATATCTGAACCAAGTTTACGATTGGTGGCTCCCGTATCTACATCCGTGCCTCCAGTCCAATCACCGAGCGGATTGACCTCTGCATTCGGATAATCGCCCATGAGGTCGTAGCTGTCAGCATTGCTCTGGCAGATAATCAGGCGATTGCCGTCCAGAATGTACTTTCCGTCAGAAGTGTACTTTTCATAAATGGAATGTGCAATTTCGGACAGTTTTTTCTGCTCCTCCGTCAAAGGTACACCCTTAAAGATGCCGTTGTCACCGCAGCGGAACTGCTCCGCTTGGTTATCCGAGAGATGTGCATCCTGCGGAACAATCACAATATCGGTTTCCACATCGCCTGCGATACGAGCAATTGCACTGCAGATATCTGTTTCATTCATCTGTGCCGTGGTTTCAATAATCGCATGTCAGAAGCCATGTCCGATCAGCACCTCTACTGCAATTTTAGGATTTTCTTCTGCCGCATATGCCAGGTCAACGATTGCTCCGGCAATACGGTCTGCCACCTTATCCGGGTGGCTCGGATTCACTTTTTCAATCATGCTATTTTCTCCTTGCCCGGAGCAGAAGCTCCATTGTATCGTTTGGATTATCCTCAAACACCTCAGTGCAGTTCTGCTTTACGATGTCGTAAATCTCGTACCAGATGAGGTTTGCGCTTTTCTGATACTGCTGGCTCATCTGCACAAACGGAGAAGTGATCACTCCGCCTGTGGTCGGATGCTTACCGAGCAGACCGTAGGTGCTGGTAGCTTCCTCGCACTGAATGTATCTTGCAAATGCCTGTGCGTAGGCTTCGATGAGTCTGGGATTGACCAGCTTCTCACAGTTTCGCTCTTTCAGCCACAGCCAGGTTTCCTTGTAGATTTCATCCGCACCGAGGGGAATACCGTTTTTCTGCCTTGCCGACAGGTAATCGCTCGGCTTTGGCATATCCACGCCATTCATTACAGCACCTTCCGGCAGGTCAACCGCCTCCAGTTCTGTGGGACTCAGTGTAGGAATATCATTGTTCAGTATTTGGACTTGCTGCCCTTTTTGTATTTTTTCGGCGGCAGGTGCCGGTTTATCTCCGGCGCGCACTCGTCTGCCGCCACGATTTGTGCCGTCTCTCGCCATTATTTTTATTTCCTTTCTTGTCCTGGGGATTAATACCCCGTTTGAACCGCCGTTTTTGTGCGTTTGAGGGGGCGCCGTTTTCCGGGACCTAAAGCCACAGAGATTTTGACCGCCCCTCCGGTCACCGCCTGATCTGTCGATCACCCATCTCAAGATGGATCTTCGTGTGACATGACTGGCAGAGACTCATTAAATTTGCCGGATCGTGCGTCCCGCCCTGAGATATCGGCAGGATGTGATGTACTTCCTCCACGGGAGTCAATCTTCCTTCTGCAAAGCACCGCCCACAATATGGATGCTCACGAACGTATCGGTCACGGATTCGTTTCCAGGCGCGTCCGTATTTCTTGTTCACATTAGCGCTGCGTTCGTACTGGTTGTACTGCTTGTCAGCAAGGGCCTTGTGTTCCTCGCAGTACTGTCCGCCCTCCACGGCGAGTCTCGGGCAGCCCTGCCACGCACAGCCCCTTCGAGGACGTCTGGGCACTGCTTTCACCTCGCTTTCGGGCATAAAGAAAGCCCCACAGGATTGCTCCCGCGAGGCTCGTCATTTCATTCTGTTTTGCTGATTATACTATATCATAGTCGGCACAGTGGTTTCTTGTTGCAGAGCGTTGCAAAGTGTTGTAAAACGGGCAAGTTATATGGTAATCGGCTCCTCGGGGAGCGTGATATGCTTCAGTGCTGCATTATGCCAGCGGAACACGGTCGTTCTGTCCGCATGCAGTTCATCCCCGATCTGCTCCCAGGTCATGTTATGGATATAGCGGTAACGGAGAACCATCTGTTCATCCGCATCGGAAACCGTAGCAATGACATCCCGCATCTGGGCTTTCAGGTCAATAAACCTGTCGATCTCCCTGTTTATTTTGTCCTGCAGCTCCCAGACCTTTTCAAGCCGTCTGATAAAGGGTGCTTCGGTAGGACGGTTGGGATTATAATGCTCCTCAAGGCTCGGGGAACTGACCGTACCGACCATTTCCTGCAGCCGCTCCATTTCCGCTATATCTGAGTTTATTCTGTGATCCAGGCGGTATGCCTGTCGTAGATATTCTTTTGGTGTCATGATAGAGATTCCTCCTGTAATTTTTTCAGAAGCATCTGACCGTCAATACCAGTCAGCGCCGCAAACCAGTCGGAACGAAAGAACCTCTCACAATCCTCTACCATGAGCTTCGCGTCTTTGTTCTTCGGGTATTTTTTCAGTTTTTTCCTTGCTGTTCGATAGTCCTTGACCGCCTGCAGGATGATCGCATTTGCAAGTTTCTCATAAGGGTCATTCATCGCCTCACCTCCAGGTTTGCCCTGACCGCATCGATCAGAGCGTCCTGGGTTTTCTCCTTTTTGCGGAGAGCCTTCATGACCTGTTCGTCAATCGTGCCTATGGCAATGATGTGGTGGATAACGACCGTATCCGTCTGTCCCTGACGATGAAGTCTGGCATTTGTCTGCTGATACAGTTCCAGACTCCATGTAAGACCAAACCATATGAGAGTTGATCCGCCGGACTGAAGGTTCAGCCCGTGTCCGGCAGATGCCGGATGGATGATTGCCGCAGAAATCTTTCCCGCATTCCAATCTTCAATATCCTTCGAGGTCTTTATCTCCCGGACAGGGAATCTTGCCTTTATCCGCTCCGCATCATGCTGATACCAGTAAGCAATAAGGACAGGTTTTCCGTTTGCGCCTTCGAACAGGTCTTCCAGGGCATCCAATTTGCGGTCATGGATGTGAAGGCTGTTTTTCTCCTCATCATAGACAGCGCCGTTTGCCATCTGCAGGAGTTTTCCTGAAAGCACCGCCGCATTCGCCGCATCGATCTCGGTATCCTTGATCTTTGCGACCATGTCCTCTCGGAATTTGTCATAGACGGCCATTTCCTTTTCATCCATCACGACCGGGACCTCGTTGATCACGCATTCCGGCAGCTTCAGATAATCGCAGGACTTCATGCTGATGGTAATATCGCAGATCCGGTCATAGATCTGCTGCTCTGCTCCGGGGAGAGGCTTATAGCTGAATATGACCTCGCCGTTCCGTTTGTCAGGTCGGAAGAATGCATTCCGGTAATTGGTGATGTACCGTCCGAGACGTTCTCCCAGATCAAGCACCCGGAACTCCGCCCACAGATCCATGAGTCCGTTGCTGCTTGGCGTCCCGGTTAGCCCCACGATTCGTTTCAGCTTCGGTCTGACTTTCAAAAGGCTCTTGAACCGCTTTGCCTGGTAGGATTTGAAGGAGGACAATTCATCTATGACCACCATATCGAAGTCAAAGGGAATGCCGCTCTTATTGACAAGCCAGTCCACGTTCTCACGGTTGATGATATAGACATCCGCCGTCTGCATGAGCGCCGCTTTCCGGTCTGCCTCAGTTCCGACCGCTACGGAATAGGTCAGCCCTTTCAGATGATCCCATTTCTTTATTTCCGAAGGCCAGGTATCCCGCGCAACACGCAGCGGAGCGATTACAAGGACTTTCCGAATAAGGAACATGTCCAGGATAAGGTCAAACAGCGCCGTCAAGGTAATAGCTGTTTTGCCTTTTCAACCCAAGCCCATATCAAGGAAAATCGCAGCGATCGGATGGCTTTCGATATAGTCGATTGCGTACTGCTGATAATCATGTGCTATGAACTTCATTCGGCATCACCTCCAATCTCTTGTAAAATTGCGCTGATCTGCTCCGTGTTGTCGATGCAGTAGACCTTAAAGCCGAGAGCCTCCAGCTGCTTTTTTCTTCTGACCTGCAAAGGCCGCATCACTTTCCCCGGCGCTTTCAGTTCCGCAAAAGCGATGTGACCAGAAGGGAGGAGGATGATGCGGTCAGGCACACCATCAAATCCCGGACTTACAAACTTTGGTGCAAGACCGCCGGACTTCCTCACTGCCTCCACCAGTTTTCTTTCGATATGCTTTTCATTCACTGTATTTCTCCCAGACCTGCCCCGGATCGAACCAGAGCCATATTTTTTCTCCCTCGCCATTGACAACCTCCACTGTTTTGATGCCCTCTTCACGCTTGATGCGTCTGACGGCATATTTTGATAATCCCTGTTCCTGGCAGATATCCTGCACCTTCCTGCAGTCCATGAAGTCACTGCCTACAATTTCTCTGATCATTCCATTAACCTCCGATTGAATGGAACAACGACCACAAATTTTTCTATCGCGCGCAAAAACACGTGTCGCGATACGCTTTTTCTTTATATTTTTGTTTTGTACTATATAGAAAAAGATGTTCCGTTGTTCCCGATTGATCCGTTTTCGCCTTATATCAACAGGTTTTCCGGTGGAACAGGCACAACTAGCGTGTTCCGGCTGTGCAGTTGTTCCACCGACCTGTTCCGGTTATTTGCGCTGATAGACGCGCTGCTTTCCATAGATGGGGAGTCTCACCGATTTTGCAGTCCGCTCCCAGTCTCCAAACCTTGTCATGATCGCCGCAAGCGCATAGCTGTCGGATGGTTTGATATCCTCTTTAGCTTTACCGAAGCACTCGCACCAGATCTCGATATTGGAAACTGTCTCACGGCGCACCGTGCCTTTTACATTGAGAGGACCGTCCGGGTCCTGCACATACTCCCACCTCTGATAAACATCCATTGTGTCCCAGGTCTCCGGCAGGAGCATATCAAGGTAACGGGCAACAAGACCTTCACGGTCATCCCGCTCCATTGCTTCGGACTGCTCCTTCTTTGCGTACTTCTCCAGTTCGTGACTTAAGAACAGTTCCTCGCCGCCCTTTGCAAGCACGATGACCTCTGCCCATATCTGGTCGATGATCTCCTGAGTCAGATCCCAGGGTTTCATCCTGCCGGTTCCGGGAACACGCACGTTCCAGAATCTGCGGTTGCCTGTGATATCACGCAGATAACCGTTCTCACTGTTGGTGGTGCCGAAGAAAACGCACTGTCTCGGATGCGGAGTGACACGCCTACCGAAAGAGGCACGGTACTTGTCATCGCAGCGGGAGACGAAGGCTTTGACCTTCTCAAGGTCGGCCTTACGCATGCCAGCCATCTCGCCGATCTCATGGATCCAGTACCCCTGGAGTTTTTCCGCTGCCGTCTTGTCATTCATATCCGATAGCGTCAGGCTATCGGCAAACCACTCCATGCCAAGTTTTGCGATCAGCGTACTCTTGCCGATACCCTGTTCGCCGTTAAGGACTGTAATGTAATCGAACTTGATGCCTGGATGGTAGATACGCATATATGCCGCACAGAGCGCCTTGCGTGTCACTGCCCGGACATACTCATTGTCCTGTGCACCAAGATAGTCGATCAACACCGTGTCCACCCTCGGGATCTCGTCCCATACAGGAAGAGACTCGAAATAATCCTTAATGGGATGATAGGAGCGGTCATCCGCAGCCTTGGTCACGGCAACGTCATAGTTCCTTTGAGAAAAGCTGCCGTAGCAGGCATCGACATAGCAGATAAGCTGTGCATCGTCCGCATCCCGCCAGAACTTTGCCGGATGTTTCCAGGGAACCTCTCCACAGATCTCCATGCCGTCCGCCAACTGATTAAAGCGGATATTTTTCATATACGGATCGTTCTCCATTATCAGGCGGATGTTATGGAGTGAATTTTCCAGGACGCCGTTCTTGTTGCGCTGCATTTTTTTCTTCCAGTCATCGTCCCCGGCATCGGCAAAATCTGTCTCTGCCTCCGCAAGCCGCTCATTCGCCGCAGCCAGTTTTACATCGTCCTGCTGCATGGCAAAGTCACACATTGCCTTGAACGAATCTTTATCATCCAGATCCCCGAACTTATGGATGCGGACGATATCAAAGGCATTGCACAGATGCAGATATGCTGGGTCTTTCGCATGGTGGGAATATACAAACTTGTCCTCTTTGATTTCCACACCCGCCATACTGCTCGATGCGATCAGATGCCAGCGGTTCTCGTTGTCGGTCGGCTCATATACATCGGAAAGAAACTGCTCCAGCGCACGTGTAACAGGGAAGAAGACCCTGTTGAACAGACCGACTGTGCCTTCCTTGGTCAGCGGATCCTGCACCTTCTGCTGCGCGACCGTATTTGCCTTGCTCTCACGGGATGAGGTCGGTAGCCTTGTCGGGTCCGTCCATTCCGGGTTAGCAGACAGAATATCATCCGGGTTCAGCCATCCGCCGTCTGTTTCCTTATACACAAATACGCCGTTCTGCGGAGAGGACGGCCAGTACATCAGCTGATTGGGCTGATAGCTGCATTCATCAAAATAGTCGATGCCGAGCATTTGCGCGAGATACCTGGACACTGCCACGAACTCCTCCGGAGTAACGTCACGGGTCAAAGGAAAGACCATACGCGCTCTTGGATTCTCCGCCGTATGGCTATGCGTGGTATAAAGCACGGATGTATATGGACAGGTTGTTTCATAGTTATCCAGGAACTCCTTTGTGATGCGGTCACCGTCAAGAGCGACCATAGAACGCTTCTCCACGGTATCAATCTTCCGGCGGCCGCCGATCAGGACGCCAGCGACAAAACCGCCGTGGTCTTTCGCTGCGTCCCTCTGCGCCTTGCTCATTTTGGCATATTCTTCAGCGGACTCCGGTGTACGGATCGTCACCTTGAGACGCTCCTTCAGATCATCAAATCGTATGGTCTTGTTGACCCATTTCTTTGCCTGACGGTTATTTCCGTAGGCGATAGCAAGATTCCTCATCTGTACGACCTCCTAACTCTCGGTGTCTCCCCGTATTCGAAACGTGCCTGACGCGCCAGTTCCCTTGCACGGTACACCCGCTTGTTTACGAAATCCCTGTACTGATACGTCCCGTATTCATGCGTCACCATCGGGATATAGCTGTCCTCCATGTCCTCACCGAAATGAGTAAAGAAGGTTCTGTCGCGCCTGTCGTTATAGGCAAAGAGGTACGGCTCATGCGTTTCCGGATGGAAACCGATAGTCACCGGATTCTCATAACTGCCGCCACCGCCGTCATCCATTTCCTGGCAGAAGATGTAAAGGTCATCATCCATCGGATCACCGAAACAGATCATGCCTGCCCAGCTGTCGGTATACTCACCGTTGCTGATTTTCGAGATCGCCCTTTCCTCCTCCGGGGTACCCTTAATGCTCCTGCGCTTTACCTCGAAGTAGCAATGGAAATGAGGAAGATAGAAATCCGGCAGATAATTTGTACCGTCACTTAGAACGATCCCTTCCGGCTCGTACTCCCATTCGATGCCCATCGCATCAAAGAAAACTGCCCATCTTGCTTCAAGCCTGGAGCGGAAGAGATATCCCTTGTACTCTGTCTGTATCGCCTTAAACTCACTCATAACGATTCCACCTCCTGGAACTTACTGTTGAAATAACGGATAGGCTGTCTGCGTTTCTTAGCCACATCGATCTCTGCCTGCATTCCGGCGGATACGATATCGCCAAGCACCCACAGTTCAGAACATTTACCGAGAAGAATGACATCCATAAATATCGCAAGCTCACGCTCTGCCGGATCATCATCATTCATAAACTGCGGGAACAGAAGATGGGGAGCAAGAGGGATCTGCCCCTTTTCCAGCGCAAACCTGCAGAACGCCCTCGCCCTTTCCGTATTTACTTCTACATCGCCGGACAGGGGACTTGCGATATATACAAGCGGCCTGTATGTCCGGTCTTTGATTTGTTTCGACATATCAACTGCCTCCTTCTAAAAAATTTGCCGAGGCTACGCCTCTAACAGGTAGCCTCGGCAAGAGGTCAAATCTGACGGTTTACTTCCAATTTTCTCGAATTTTTTTCTCAGCCCTCTTCAGCTTCTGCGTGATGTTGTTTTCATCCGCACCGATTTCGGCTGCATACTCACGGATCGGCAACCCGTCCATACGAACGGCTATAAGCATATCCGCCCAGTCCGGCTTCTTTCTGAGAATGCAGCGCACCTTTTCGCAGATAGCCTCATAGGATTCTCGGTTCTCCCGATCAATCTGATCCTTAAAGAAAATGCGCTTGTCAGCCACCTCATCCAGAAGCGGTTCAGATGTATCGACATCGTCCTCGCCGTCATCCTTTCCGGGCTGCGCCTTGCTGTGCCCGCGATGACGGTCGAATTTGTGCCAGGAGTTGTAATCCGGACGATTGAACTGCTCCTCAAAAGCATCCTGAATCATCCGCTCCCGTTCCTTCTGCGTAAGATCCTCACCCTCCAGGGAAAGTGATACCCACAGCTGCTCTGTTGCCTCCGCATCCAGGTCGATTGTCTGAACGCTCTCGTCATAACGTACCTTCAATTTCAT